GCCATGTTTGCAGTGTTTAGAATTTGTTTAAAGTATGTTTCTAAGCCATACTTGAGTACTAATTTACGACAATAACTAAAAACTCCAGGCAATAATGGTTCTCGTACGTGCATAGATGGTCCTATACCATCAGGATTACTCTTAATCCTAGTACGATGAAACCTGAATTTTAAGGCCTCATTGTGCACTTCAGTAGTATAACCACCAAATATACGGTGAGTTTTTCGAAATTCTGTAATCACTCTTTTATCTAGCTGCCACTTTTTACACAGATAAGATAGTTGAGCTTTTTCTAGCATCTTGACAATCTCAGGATTTGCCTGTCTAGATGTTAATTCATCAGCCCGTGTCAAAATAGAATTAATTATGGCTACTGGGTCATTAGGAATAGCCATTTCTGTTGGCCCGTGTACAAAAGTTGATACAGCACGCGCCAGATATTGCGTACCCAAACCATTGTTATGATCGACACGTAAAAATTCAGCGATTCCACCTAAGAAACATTTCGAATTCTGAAATCTAATATTATGTTTCACGGCGTTACTCTCCATATTACGTATCTGATTAATATCAGTCACAGCACCTAATATATCATCACCATTATGAGTCGTAGCAAACGTCGTATCACCCATCATAACCTTAGTGTATATGTAATTTAGCACTGTATTCATAAATGTAGTTAGTCGCCAACCAGATAAGAGTGTGCCCTCAGTACTATAAACTTTGCCGTCAAGTTGTTTAATAGTTACATTACCCAAGGACTCGTATAACCAGTCTATAGCACCTAATTGTTCTGGGTCAACTTTATCTTTGAACACTACCATATAAGCGTGCAAAACACTACGCATTACTTCAGTGCTATGCTGTGAATTGAAGTCTTCAAAGTCAAAACAATAAGGTACACCATTTTTTAGAACCTCTTTGACCGATCTAGCTACTTTTTTTGATTCAGCTTCCTGTCCTATAGGAAACATTTTACTTAATAATTCTTCACAACCAGCCATGCCAAAACTTGATATTATAAAATTAGTATTATCAACACCGTAGATGGCACGCTGTTTTCCCCATTCGTACTTTACTGAAGCTTTAGCAAACATCTCAGGCTTGCGTTCAATAAAGTGACTATAACTAACTTCCGGCATAGCACAGAATCCATAAAATTTATGCCGCATGTCATGCTCTTTATGTGCAAATACCTTATCTTCATCATACTGGGAAGAGTACGCGCCCGTCGGTGCCCACTGCCAGCGTGAGTCCCAAAAGTTTTTCCAATTATACATTTTTGGACGACCACCTAGTTGCCTTAGTCTCGCAAACAAGGTACCAGCCTCCTCGAATATTCGCTTAGGATCGATCTTAGCTACATTAGGTTTTTGTCTGTGCTCCTGCTCTATAGACCAGTCTATGTCACCGACCCCTCTATTTACAAGTACTTCTAGCTCGAAGAAAGGAGATAGATCTATGTTAACATTATTTTGTAGTGCTTTTAATCTCAATGAAAAATGTTTTTTAATATAAGTGGAAAAATGTTCTACAGATGTGTACTTAATATGCAGTATATCAGACTTATTAATTAAAGATCGCGCCTCTCTCGGCAGTAATAAGAACCAAACTAATAGACCAATAAAAAAGCTATCATGCACTCGAATATCAACTAATTGCTCAAGTAAAGCCATACCAGGGCCAACTATCCTAGCAATTGTGTCATAATCTAAGTTGGATAATTCTTTTATAGTAATGTGCCGTAAGTGTTTCGCAGAAACTTTAGTTCTGATTAATTCTAATTTACCATCAAGTACAGACCTGACACCTTTATAATTAGGTCGCACCTTATAATTAAGAGACCGTTTTGACATATAAAAACAATATTCTAATACATTATTCGTATGTATCGTACCGAAAGGAAACATGTCAGGTCCATATTGTATTCTAGAAATGCGTAACAAATGTGGAGAAGTAAGACCGACAATACTAGTGTGGTTGGACAAATATAAAGCAGAAACTTTCAAGTAAGGAAAATAAATACATCTAACTGGGACAGCACAGCTGCCTAGGTTGTAGTTTACAATCCCGTGTAACTTAATATTTGGTATGATATCATATAACACATGCGTTGAAGATAAGAAAGGCACGACCTGCGTGATATTCTTAGAAGTATTTATATATAATGGTATGTAAGATACTTCTCTTAATGGTCTGTTTCGTCGGGTGGTATATCTTCCGGCCTCGGACCAATGTCTGTCTCCGGCAACTGTAATTGACCTACATTTACTTCCAACGGTATGGCAATTTCTGGATAAGCCACTTGAAAATCCGAGTCATCCGCATTATATGTCGAATATAGTAGACAATTATAAGCTTTAGGCATTTTGGTAGTCATAAGAATCCTGTCAGCACTTAAATAGGACATCGGGTTAGAAGAAGCAGGTAATGAATTATACTCAGGTTCACGTAAAGGTGAAACTTGCGTACGCCTCCAAGAAAAGAAAATCTCAAAGTTACGTAACCATTCAATAGAGGAACCAAAACAATGAGACCTTTCTGTATCCTGTAGTATAATATAAGGTAAAACTTCCTGAAGAGTAGCGGGTGTGACAGGTGGCATAGCGATGGACACATCATTCGGTGCGTACATACGATGTTTGCCACCCTGTAAAGGATGTTTATAATGGACATCATACCCTTGCCATCTTTGCACCACACCATAGGCCCATAAATCGTAATAATTGTAGGCCGTCTCAATCTTACCTCGTATCTTGCGTTCAACAGTCGGTCTTATCTTGAAAATACTATGATGTGGTGTGCCGTTAAGTAAACTACCCCCCAAACCCGTAATTAACCCGACACAGCTGGGTGGCACAAGCGTGTTGGTATATAGGTTTGTGTGGTTAACGGTATAACCATACTCTGCAAGATGGGCTATGTCAATATTGCCAAACTTAACAACATCATGATAATGAGCTTTCAAACCTTGAGAAAAGTAAGTACCCATCATCGAAAATGTAGGCCTAGGCACACCAATACCGAGTACAGCCGAGCTAAGTGCATCAGCCCTCTCACAAGGTCTTAGCGTATCAAAATAATCATTATCATACTTATGCAAAAAACCTGTAACCGTAGTAGAGTTAAATTGATTCAGATACTCACCCCAGTACCAAGTGGTGTTAGCTAACATTGATTCATAAAATAATGAGTCATTATCGCTAACTAAGTCTTTTGCCATGACTAGCGCCTCGCGGGATAACTGTGCACCATCACCTTCTAACAGCATGGGTAATACTGCTCTCCTAAGGCCAAGTTTTGGTAAACTTAGAGTTCTTTCAACTTGTAACCACCAATGCGATTCTACTGTTTCAGTAGCCGGTTGGACTAACCAATATTTCATCGCAATAGCAGCAGCTTTTAATTCTTCATACCATTTATGAGTTACAACAAGTTTCGTTAAAGTACTTTTCAGGTCTTTGGTTGTAAAAACAAATTCAGGAACAGCGAGATCTTGGGATCTAGGTCTCAGAGCGTAAATTTTATCCTCTTCGTTATGTTTGAAATCAATATCCTGATCAACTAGAAAAGGAGTTGATCGTTTATTACCATCCATGGCTATACCTAGTATAGCTACTTCCTTCATTGTCATGCCACTACAGTTCACATAGTAACGAGCTTTTCCGAAATTATTTATAGCTTCTTCATTAACTGGCATATCCATGTCATGAACCGCTAGCTTACCTAAATCATAAGAGGCACTGTGGTGCCACTCAGAAGGCACTTTATACCTATTATGTAGCATACCAACTACATTACCGAAAGTAACACCAGATTGACTATGACCATCATCGTAATCATACATTTGCCAGTACTGTACCTCGAATTGAAACCTTTGTTCATGATAAGCTGGGTTGGGAACCATCTGCCCCGGGTTACCAGGGATCTGGGCCGCAGGCAATGCTCGTAACCACCTTTTCATTGATTCTAATATAGTGTAAATATGCTTGTCGTTATCACTGACACCCATCCGAAACATGTTCATGCGAATGTAGTTGACCAAATTTACAAAACTGGTATCTTCATTATCGACACATATGGCACTAACTTCGTCAGCTACCAGTGTGTACGTGTGATTATAGACTTTCATTTTCTCAAAAATCTTCGAAATTTGTATTTTTTGGAGCAATACATATAGTAAACTGGTAGCATTATCATAAAAATCCGAAACAACTGTGGCATTAATAAAATTGTTCAGTCTTTGTTCTTTCAACTCAGTCGAAGTAACAATTTCCCTTAGCCTCTTAGATATAGCAGCCGGATTAGGTACACCGACATCATTAAGATAATGTGGGTTCATACCATAATGGGAATGCATGGAGAAATCAAGTCTAATTTTTGATTGTTTGCCATATACAGTTCCTTGTGATATTACTTTAGTTTGTCTTCTATCTTTGTAATTTTCTCCAAGCGTGGCGTATACAGCATCTTTAATTTCTTGACTCTTCTTGAAACTGTCGGGATCTAACATACAGTCTCTCTTTTCATCTGCAGAAGCAGGCTTATTAGCTTGTTTAACGACACTAGCTATGTCGAGATGTAACACGGACCTTATGTATACAAGGCCGTTCTTAAGAGTGTCAATTGTACCATTGACATCAAGATGATTTTTTAGGTAATCCATTTGTGTGTGTGAGTGTGTGTGTGGGTGGTGAATTTTCTATCAATATCGGGATTTATAC